CAATTGCTACATTCGAAAGTATATATAAAAAGGGCGGATATGTTATGACACCAATAGAACAACAAATATCATTCTTAAATAAATATTTTATATTTAAAAAGGTTCGCTCTGTAGCAACTACTCAAATACACGACCAATTTACTAAAGGTGAAGAAGTCTCTTACAATATAGGCAAACCTGTAAAATTAAATAAAAAGATTGTATTAAAAAAATAGTATAAATGAATGTAATGTATTTTAACTAGATGAATAGTTATAATATAAATGAAGTAGTAACACTTATACCCGAATTAAATATTAGAATTGATACACCAATGTATTATATTAACGAAACATTGCGTAATTATACGCATAATATTAAATTAGAAATTGACCCAATTATTGACTTATGGGATAAAAATAAAAAGTATTCTAATCCATATGAGTTTATTAATACAAATTATGATGCATCTACATGCTGTATATGTTCGTATAAACCTATTTCAAGGGCATTTTTTAAAATGATTGAAATTATAAATCATTATAATTTTTATTTTGATAAGAATATTAAAAGTTTTCATTTGGCAGAAGGACCCGGCGGATTTATAGAAGCACTGCAATATATACGCAACAATAATTATGATATGTATTATGGTATAACTTTAATGGTGGGTAACAAGGATGTCCCTAAATGGGATAAATCCAATTATTTTTTAAGTAAACATTCAAATGTAATTATAGAGAGAGGCGCAGATAAAACCGGAAATTTATATAATATTGATAATCTGTTATATATTCGCGACCATTATAAACATAGTATGGATTTTATAACGGGCGATGGTGGGTTTGATTTTAGTGTAGACTTTAATAAACAAGAAGAGAGTTCATTAAATCTTATTTTCGCCGAAATTTGTTTTGCAATGGTTTTACAAAAAAAAGGGGGGTCATTTATATTGAAAGTATTTGATACATTTAGTTCATTATCAATAGAATTATTATATTTATTAACTTATTTGTATGAAACTGTAAGTATTACTAAACCGCTTCCAAGTAGACCAGCGAATTCAGAAAAATATATAGTATGTTTGAACTTTAAAATGGTGCCAAATCTTAATGTATTAATACAAAATATAATTGTCAAGTTTCATTTGATTTCAACAAATAGTATAACTTCTATATTGGATATTACTATATCCAATTGTTTTTTAGATAAAATAAAAGAAATAAACTCTATATACGGACAATCTCAAATAGAAAATATAATGAATATTATAACCTATATAACTGATAAAAATAAATATGATAAATATGAACAAATAAAAAAGGCGTATTTATCTAAATGTATTAAATGGTGTAAAAAAAATAATTTGCCATTAAATGATTTATACCTTTAAACACGCTTGTTCTAATTTTTTATTTGGGTTATATGGTACACGATTCATTGCATCATTTTTCCTTTTAGAAACATAATTTGATGCAACTACTGAGTCAATCGTATTAAATGTATTATTATTTCTTTTATACACTACACATTTTGTTTTAGAATCATCAGTATTACATATGGTGGATTTATATAAATTTTGTTCTTTATCTATTACTTGTCCGACCATCATATTTTGTTCATATGTTTTACATCTCTTTTGTAAATACTGTTTAGTAGTTGAGCAATAAGTTGAACCATATATAGTTGATCCTGACCGTCTTATATTATGTGACCCCCCTACACATCCCTTTTCTGTATCAACTCCTATACATTTATTGGTAGAGAGAAGTTGGTCGTAAATTATATTACAATGTTCTAAATCATCAGTATAAACGGATGTGCTTGGATTTTCAATATCTGTAATAGTTATTTTAGTGGAATTAGATTCATAATGAGGCATTAATTGTTTACGCCAATGTTTAATCGGGTTGGGTTTTCCAAATGAACCTACAAATAAATCGGTTGTTGTATTATTAAATGGTCTACTATTTACTGGCGCGGCTACTCTCTTTTGAGTCCCTCCTTTTCCATAATATGTATAAAGCATTATATAAACATAAAAGAAAATATTATTATTATATAATGGAACAAACATATGAAATGACTATACCAGATAAAGTATATTTAATATCTTGTGCCTTATTATTTGTGGGTATGTTATTTATGGCGGGTGAAAAACTTAAGTAGTATCTACAGTAGACCTGCCAGCAATCGTGGATATGGCAATGTCTTTAATATCACACGGCACATCCGCATCTGTGTGAGGCGTGCATTTGGAGTCTTTAGTAATATCATAATTAGGAGGTGTATAATCCATCATTTTTTTAGGATTTTTAAGTTTTTCTGTTTCCTTACGTTTTGCTACATCAATATTACGGTGTATATCGTGTAATATATAAAGTATTAAATAGGAGTAATTATATTTAAGAGGATTTTTTATTCCATTTTTTGGTATTATAAACGCATCTTCTATTTTTTCTTTCATCTCTTTCATCTTTCCTGTATCTTGAATTTTACTAAATTGGTCTTGTTTGTAAAATATTTTATTAAAATGGTCGCTATTATGCCTTTCAGTTGAATTATATAATTTGATTTGATTTTCTATATATGCTTTATCTTTACAATTTATAGATATATAGTCAGACTCCCTTAAATATGAAAAATTTTCCGCTATTTTTTTATAATAATATTTATAAATTAAACAACACGCGTCGTTATAATTTTGTTTTCCTACTGCGTCTAATTTATTTATATATCTTAAATATTTATTACGTTGTATATATTTAGATTTATAAATTTGCTTTAAAAGGGTTGTATCTTCATATATTCTAGCAAATGTTTTTATAATAAATCCAAATAATGGATTCCCCTTAAAATACTTTAATTTTTCCGTATATTTTTTTATTTGTTCTTGTACTTTACTCGTATCATCCGGCGCTGCTAGTTTATTTTGCGTATTAGATGACTCCCCTATTGTGTTCATATTTTGTTGCGCTTGGTCAATAGTAGATGTTAATGGAGTTGCTGCGCCTATTAATGGCGTCATATTACCCTTACCATTTAACGCGTTCATATTTTGTTGCGCTTGACCAATTGTAGATGTTAACGGAGTCGCTGCGCCTATTAATGGCGTAATGTTATTCGTTTTAACAACATTACCTTGAGCAACATTGCCTTGATTTGTCGCTTTAACAACATTACCTTGAGCAACATTGCCTTGATTTGTCGCTTTAACAACATTACCTTTCGCCTCAGCAACATTTCCTTGACCTTGCACATCAACTAACTTGCCTTTTGCCTCTGCTATCTTACTTTGCGCTTGACCTTGCACCTCAGTAATCTTTCCTTTTGCTTCATCAAACTTGCCTTTTGCTTCAGCTATCTTACTTTGCACAACTGCCATCTTACTTTGCGCTTGACTTTTCACATCATCCATTTTTCTTTTTGCTTCATCAAACTTGCCTTTCACGCCGTCCATCTTGCCTTTTGCTTCAGCCATTTTACTTTGCACAACTGCCATCTTTCCTTTTGCTTGACTAATCATACCAACCAACCCACCCATGCCACCAATCTTTATTGTATTTCTTTTAATTTTTCTTTTAGTTTTTCTTTTTTTGATTGTCATATATTATTATGATATTAAAATCAACGGCGCCTGACTGACATTAAAGATACATATGCACCATTATGGTCATTACCCCCAAAACTAGTATCTTTATAATTTTGATTTAAACTGGATAGATTTTTAAATCTAGTAAATAAAGAACTATCATTTACATATTTACTATTTCCAGATTCTAATGGTATTTGTCTAGGCGTGTAACCAAGTGTTTCTATATTGCACGCTTCATTGCTAACGCCATCTTTATTTAAACGAATATGTATATTTACGTCGCCAATCTGATTGCACCCACCGCAAGATTGATATTTACGACCTAAAGGGTCGCCCAAATTTTGGGATGCCCTAAATGGACCCACCATTGATTTACATACAGTAGTTCCGTTAAACTTAACTACATTTGATTTAAACGCCTTTCGTAGTATTTTTCGCCTTAAAGCGACATCACCTCCAACCATAGTAGAACCAAACCCAACTAATGGAGTAGACATTATAGTATACAACTATATATAAAAAATAATTAATATCATATTTATTTTATTTTATTATGTCATAATTCGCGGGACAACATTCATAGAAATTAACTCTTGAAATAATAATTTACAACTAAATGGTATTTCAACATATGAGAATTCCGTTTTATTATCGCAAACATTACACAAGTGTATATGTTTTTCATTATTATAAATCGCAATGAGACCACACGTTTTACACACGTGAACTCCATATTTATCTGATACATCATATATTCGTTCGCGTGTAAATCTTGATGCGCCGTGTGAAATCATACAATCGCGCTCCATTTCGCCGAAACGAAGACCGCCATCCCGACTGCGCCCTTCTGCCGGTTGGCGAGTAAGATTAACCATTGGTCCAATACATCTGCTGTGCTGCTTGTCATTAACCATATGTTTAAGTCGCTGATAATATACAGGTCCAATAAATATATTTGTTTCTATTTGTTCGCCCGTTTTACCGTCATATAATAGTTCATTTCCTTTTGATTCATAATTATGCTTTTGTAATTCCTTAAATATAGTTTTCATATCCAATTCACCAAAACTCGTTCCATCTCCAAACAATCCAAGTTCAAGAAGTAATTTGCCTAGCAATGTTTCTTTTAATTGGGCGATTGTCATTCGCGACGGAATTGCGTGCGGATTAATAATAAGGTCTGGTCTTAGACCGTCCTTTGTAAATGGCATATCTTCTTCGCTAATAATATTACCAATAGTTCCCTTTTGTCCGTGCCTACTGCTAAATTTATCACCAATATTCGGTTTTCTTAAAGTGCGCAATCGCTCTTTACAGAAATTATATCCATCGCCATTTCGGTTAATACATACATCGTCCACATATGTTTCTTCGTCAGTTCGGTGGATTTTACTTTCATCACTATACTTAATCAATTTGGAGTTGTCGTTTTTATTTTCACGAATAACAACAACTTTCGCTATAATAATATCCTTATCTTCCACGAGTGCGTTTTTATCCATTACTCCGGACTTATTAATTTTATCATAGTTGCCAAACTTCATATTCTTGGTTGTCATCTTATTTGGTTTCATTCTGATTTCTTCTTCTCCATTTACCTTTTTATCCTCGTCCTTTTCTGTATGATAAATAGTCGCGTGAAATAATCCTCTATCAATGCTTCCTTGATTAAATAAAATGCTGTCTTCTTGATTAAATCCGCTATGAGTCATAATAGCGACAATTACTTGATTTCCTGATGGCAATTTATTTAATTGTAGCATATTCATAATGCGGGTTTCTACTAATGGTCGCATCGTATAATTTAAAACATATGCCGTTTTATCAAACCGTTTATGAAAATTAGATACATAAATCCCGATTGCTTGTTTACCCATTGCGCACTGATACGTATTACGCGGAGATTGGTTATGCTCAGGAAATGGAATACAAGATGCCAATACACCGAAAATTGTGCTGGGGTGTATTTCGCAATGCGTATATGAGTAGGTCCTATCCATATATTTCGGTTTTGTAGCAACCATAGAATATAATTGTTCTTCTGGGTCAACATACTCAATAACGGATTCATCTATTTTTAAATTAATAAGTAAATCTTCCCAAGATAAAGTCTTTTGTTGAATAGATTTTATAATTTCGTGAGTAATTGCTAAATGATTATTTTTTACTTTAAATAGAGGTCGTAGTAATCGTCCGCATTCATTTGTTACGCATATTTCCTTTAGTTTGTAATTAAAGACAATTGACGTATAAATGCTAATAATTCCCCTATATTTTTTATTCTTTAAATCTTGAAATACTTCAATTGGTTTATCAGTCACGCCAACCCACCGACCATTTACGATTACCTTTACTTTATCATATAAATTGCCATTTTCAAGCGTTTGAATGTGCCGACTAAGACAATCATAAATAGACGTGCTATCCGAATATCCAGATACAATTGTTAAATAACTCAAATTTTTTACAACTCCTACTGATTGACCTTCTGGTGTTTCCGCCGGACAAAGAAACCCCCAAGATGTCCCGTGTAATTTTCGCGGTTCAATTAATTTGCCGCTTTTATCAATGGGTGTATTAACTCGTCGGAGATGACTTAGGGTAGAAACATATGTCAAACGATTCAATACTTGTGCGACACCCACTTTATTAGAGTTCAGATGCTTGATTCCGAAATCACCTGTAGACAGGGCACGCTTTAGTCCATTTTCAATAGTAGAAGATTTCACAATTTTATAAATATTAGTCAATGTAATAATATTTGTATAATCTTCGCTGGATTTCCATGACCCATTATTAATCTCTCGTATAACTTGCTTTTGAATATCTTTTACAACCTTATTAAAGTAATTTCTGAATAAATTATTAAGGAGTGTCCCTGTAAGTTCAATTCTTTTATTTTGGTATGCGTCCCTATCGTCGCTCGGTATTTGCCCCAATGCGGATTTAATAATTTTATAAGTCATATATCCAAGCAAATATATACGCTCTATTTGTAATTTACAATTGGGAAACAAATCATTGGTTAACACATCAATCGCAAATTCTCTCTTCTTTTTTTGCCCTTCATCCTTATCCATATTAATCGGCGTATAAATAACAGAACCCGTAATATATTTAATACTCTCTTCTTGGTCGATATATTCACTTGCCTGTGAAATAGACGCCTTCAAATAATTAACAACACCGATATTGTCCTCTTTAGTAATATCCAAACAAATTACATTACAAATTTCTTTATCGCTTTTAAGACCCAATGCGCGAAATAGAATAAACAATGGAATCGGTCGTTTTAATCGCGGAAGTTGAACTAAAATCTCATTGCCAAATGTATTTAATTTAGAAGAAATCATCATATAAATCTGTTTAGGTGAAATACATTTCCAATCAGGCACTGCCCTCATTTCGGCGCTCCATAACCACTTATGGTTTGGTTTTTGTTTATAACAAAATATTTTATTATCTGCTGGTTTTTCTTGCCCGAGACAAGTTTTTTCTGAACCATTAATAATAAAATATCCTCCGGGGTCCATGCTACACTCCTCAATTTTATCGGGGTGAATATGTCCGTATTGATTTAAAATACATATACAAGATTTAAGCATAATTGGGATTTTGCCGAATTGTATTTTAGACAATTTTACGTGTTTATTTTCTTCCTTTTCCAAACTATTACCAGTCCTAATAATATATTGAATATTTAAGTCCAATGTAAAATTAGACGTATACGTAAAATTTCGTAGACGAGCATTATTCGGAAACATCAATTTAGTTGCCCCATTATTTTCGTGAATTTCTGGACGATATATACACAAATTATCAAAATTAATAATAATTTCTAAACGATACGTTTTAAACTCCTTTATATAATCCTGACTTGACCTAATTACAAGTGGATTAAACATCTCAACCGTTTTCTTTATCTGATTCTTAATAAAATCATTGTAAGATTCTATTTGGTGCTTTACCAATTGATGTAAATGTTTGTTTTCAAAATAGGATTCAATCACAGTCCAACAAT